AACTGGCGCCAAGATCGAAGACCCGTTCAACGGCATGGAAGTTCTTTTCAACAGAAACGTCACCGGAATGCTTGTTGGCGATCTGGATGGCGTAGTTGCCAACTTCCCTGAAGGCGAAGACTTCAAGTTTGTCATCGACGACAAGAGCCTTGCAGAACATGACATGGTCAAGATCGTTGGCAAGATCCTTGGTGACATCCATCTGGTTCGCCCGAACGGTTTCGCTGTTGTAACAGCTGCGTAATCATGAAGGCGGAAGTATTAAAGGACGCAACACTGACGGTCAAAGCCGGTCAGGTCGTGGAGATCAGCGAAGAGCAGTTCGCGATCGCGGCAAAACTTGGCCTTGTTGCGGCCTGTGAAGAGAAACAGGTCAAAAGGAAGAAGTAAGGAGGGCGTGACATGGCTCTGCTAGACAAGGTAAAGGTGGCGTGCCGTGTCACCTCGACGGCATACGACGACGAATTAACGGATCTCATCTCTGCAGCATTTGCTGACATGGGAATAACAGACATCAAAAGTTCACTGCTCACTGAACAGGATATTAACCCCCTGATTCAGCGGGCAGTGATCACCTACTGCAAAATGAACTTCGGGTACATCCAACTGAGTGAAGACCAGTATTCCAGGCTAAAGGCTTCATACGATGAGCAGAAAGCACAGATGCTAATGAGTTCTGGATTTACGGATTGGGGTGAAAGCAATGCGTGAAGGCGGAATCGTAACACTGTACGCGCTGGAGAACATCGCAAGACCAGGGCTTATGCCGACGGAAAAGTTGGTGCCTAAAGGAACCGCGTTTTATGCAAAAGTCACATCAGGAGTGACAAGACGTTATGCAGCACTTGGCGCTAATCGCGAATATGATTTCGTGATCCGGTGTTGGAACATGACAGAACTGCCTGAAGGTGTGAAGTATGCGATTCCGGAAGACGGAAAGCAGTACAGGATAGATCCGGCGGAACCTATTTTTGATGCTGATGCTATCGATTTGACGCTGACCAGATTGGAGGATTATTACGATGTCCTTACAGAGTAAACTTTACCAGATCGGGATGGCGTTCGCTGGCGTCACAACAAACTGCTTTCATTACTGGCGGCCCGTGAAAGATGTGCCGTGCATCATCTGGGCGGAATCGGGTGAAGAGAATTCCTTCAACAGTAACAACAGGAAAACGGTTCAAAGAATCATTGGAACCATTGACCTATTCACAAAGACCGAATTTGACCCGCTCATTGATCAGGTGCAGGAAACGTTCGATGATCTCGGGCTGACATGGGCGCTTGAATCCGTGCAGTTTGAGGACGAAACAAACCTAATTCACTATGAATGGACATGGGGAGTGACATCTGATGGCGAAATGGAAGTTCCAGGGCCTTGACGAGTACATTGCACAGCTTGAGAAGTTGACCAATGACAGGGAATACATCGGCCCGACGATCTATGAAGGCGCCGCGGTTGTTGCTGATGAAATGAAAAAAGAAATCAACAACATTCCGGTCGAGATGGAATACGCACCAGCAGGCGGGAAAAAGCGCGGCATCACTTCTGTTCAGAAGGCCGGACTTCAAAGCGGTTTCGGTATCACAAAAATGAAGAATGATGACGGGTTTTACAATGTCAAGCTAGGCTTCAACGGCTATAACGGGCAAAAGACAAAAAAGTACCCGAACGGCCAGCCGAACAGCGTGATTGCGCGGTCACTTGTCAGCGGGACATCTTTCAGAAAAAAGAATGATTTTGTAGGGCGTGCGACCAGAAGCAAAAAAGCGCAGGCAGAAATGTTGATGCAAAAGAAACTTGATGACGAGATCCGAAAGAGAGTCAAATAACCGGTCACCAAATAGACGGTGGTCGCTAACCGGCAAAAGTTAGCCGGTAGAAGGGAGTTAAACAAATGGCAAACGGAAGAGTTGTAACAGGATTTTCAAAACCGTTCGTTGCGCTTTACAGTGCAGAGGGAGGAACCGTTTCCTATACGTCCGGCATGGCACTTGCACGCGGCGTTGACGTCAGTATTGAGCCGGAAAGTTCTGAGGATAATATCTTTTATGCTGACAACATCGAAGCGGAAACAGCTGCCGGAACATTTACCGGGGGCACGGTCACGCTCACAGTTGACGGTCTTAAAGATGCGGCCCGCAAGCTGATCCTCGGTCTGCCTGCAGCGGGTGCGGACGGCTGGACGGGATTCGGCGATGATATGGCTATTCCTTATGTTGGGGTTGGTTTTATTGTCCGTTATCAGGAAGACCAGGCGGTGTCTTATGTGCCGATCGTGCTTGCAAAGTGTTCTTTCTCGATTCCGGGAACAGAGGCGGCAACGCAGGAAGAGGACATTGATTGGCAGACGCAGGAACTCACAGCGACCATTTTCCGCGCTGATGACGCTAATCACAACTGGAAATTCGAAAGCACAGCATTCACAACCGAAGCGGCAGCAGAGGCGGCACTGCAGGCCAAACTTGGCGTTTAAAACACAGGCCCTCGGTCCTTATGGGCCGGGGGCGTTTTCACAGAGGAGGGAAAAGCCGAAATGTTGACATTAAACGGGAAAGAATACGGCCTGTTTTGGTCGGTTGGTGCGCGTTGCAAATGGGACAACTGGGTCGTTCAGAACATGAAAGCGTCAATGACAGAGGGTTATATTATGAAAGCCCTTGCAATGGTTGACGCCTACAACAAAGCCAACGGAACAACAAACAAGCTGACAAAAGAAGATATTTACAATCTGCCCAACCGCGAATTTGAAGCGCTGATTGCGGCGGTTGACGAACAGGAAAAAGCCGATTCTGTTGTTACGGTTGAGGCAGAGGACGAAAAACCAAAAAAGGACAAAAGCGCCGCGGCAAGATAACCCTGAATGAATCGTGGTTCATTTTTTACGGGCACAAGTTGAACATGAAACGCGATGAAACTTTGTGCACTCGTTACGGGGAAATGCTTGACATGATTGCGTGCATGGCAATCAATAACGGCGCGGAGCCAAAACAAAAAGGAAAGAAACGGAAAAACATGACTTTTTCTGAGATCATGGCATTGAGGTAAACAATGGCTATTAATATCGGGCCAAAAATCGGCATTGAGGGCGAGGCTGAATATCGCAAGCAACTGAATAACATCATCACTGAAACAAAGACGTTGCACGCAGAAATGCGGTCTATGGAGTCTGCTTTCGATAAAGACACCAGCGCGAAAGAAAAGGCGGAAAAACAGACCGAAGCATTGAACAGGGCGATTGAAGCACAGGAAAAACGCGTCGCAGAGGTTAGCCGCGGTCTTGAAGAATCAAAACGAAAGTTCGGGGAAAACGACGAGCGAACAATGCGGTGGAGGCAAGCCCTTGCCAATGCCGAAACGGAATTGCACAACTTAGAGAATGAATTAAAAGCAATCCCGAACAGTGTGCAGTTGCTCGGTCAATCCATGCAGGACACCGGCGAAAAGATTGAGAAGGTCGGCAAGACCATGACAACCGTTGGTCGCACAATGACGCGGACAATCACGACGCCGATTCTGGCACTGGGCACGGCTGCGGTTAAAACCACGTCGGACTTTGACACGTCCATGAGCAAGGTGCAGGCCATTTCCGGCGCAACCGGGAGCGATTTCGATGCGTTGAGAAGCAAAGCCCGCGAGATGGGCGCTGAAACGAAATATTCCGCCTCTGAGGCCGCGGACGCTATGACCTATATGGCAATGGCGGGCTGGAAAACGGAGGACATGCTGCAAGGCGTTGAGGGCATCATGTATCTGGCTGCGGCATCCGGGGAGGATCTTGCAACCACGTCCGACATTGTGACCGACGCGCTGACGGCATTCGGAAAGAGCGCGGAAGAATCCGGGCATCTGGCTGACATCATGGCGGCGGCATCGTCCAACGCAAATACTAACGTCGGGTTGATGGGCGAAACATTCAAATATGTCGCACCTGTTGCCGGTGCTTTGGGAATCAGCATGGAAGACACCGCGGTTGCGGTTGGTCTTATGGCTAATGCAGGAATCAAGGGTTCACAATCCGGAACTGCTCTTAGAAATATCCTGACGCGAATGGCGAAACCGACAAAGGAAAGCCAGACGGCAATGGATGCACTCGGAATTTCCATGACCAACTCTGACGGCAGTATGCGAAGCCTTGAAGAGATCATGCAGGACCTGCGCACAGGTTTTGGCGGATTGACAGAGGCAGAGCAGGCGCAGTATGCGGCAATGCTTGCCGGCCAGAGAGGCATGAGTGGTCTGCTTGCAATCGTCAATGCTGCCCCGGCTGATTATGCCAAACTTAGACAGGCGGTTGATAATAGCACTGGATCAGCCAAAAACATGGCGACCACCATGCAAGACAATCTTGCCGGACAGCTTACAATCTTGAAATCACAGCTGCAGGAATTAGCCATTTCTTTCGGTGACATCATGGTGCCACAGATCCGCAAGGCGGTCGAATGGGTGCAGAATCAGGTCACGGCATTTTCACAGCTGGACGATAGGACAAAAGAACAAATAATCAAGTTCGCGGCACTTGCTGCGGCAATTGGGCCTGTTGTTTCGGTTCTCGGCAAACTCACAACCGGCGTCGGGGCATTTACTAAAGGCGCTGGAAAAGTTATCGAGAAGCTAGGCGGCTCCGGGCTGTCAGCTAATTTCACTGCGGTCGGTGTTGCAATTGGCGGCGCCGTGACGGCGATTGGAGCACTCACAGCGGCAGACAAAGCACTTGAAAGCAGATTCAAGGACACAGAGGGCACTGTTTACAGTTACCGCGACGAACTGCACGAACTAAATAATCAGGCGGATGCGACAAAATCAGCGGTTGATAGTGCAGCGCAAGCGGTCGGGGATTCTGTTGACTCCTACGAAAAGAACACGGCGCAAATTGAAGCACAGGCAGATGTTGCCCGCGGCCTGGCGACGGAACTTGAAACGCTGGCAGGAAAACAGAACAAATCGAAGACCGAAAGCGACCGCATGAAGGTCATTGTTGCACAGCTGAATGCAATTTATCCCGATCTAGCACTTTCGATTGATGAAGAAACCGGCGCGTTGAACAAGAATTCGCAAGAAATCCGCGATAATATCGACCAGATAGAGAAATTGTCACTTGCACAGGCACAGCAAGCGGCCTATCAGGAAGTAAATGAGAGGATCAGCGAGGCTCTTGTTGCGCGTGCAGAGGCAACCGCGGAACTTGAAGCGCTGGAAAAAGAACTTTCTGACTCGACCGACGGCGTTGCGGAATCGTCTGCACAGGCGATGGAGGCGCACGGGACACTAGGCAAAAAAATCAAAGAGACAGAGGGTTCTATTGCCGAACTTGACGAAGAAATAGAACGCGGGAACGCGACTCTTGACATTTTGCAGCAGCAGACGGGTGCGACAGCGGATTCCGCTGACGGCCTTGCCGATTCTGTTGAGGGATCAGCAGACGCGGCAACCGACGCGGAGGGGGCTCTGGATGCCCTCGGAGATTCTGCGGAAGACGCATCCGGGGACATGGTCAGCGCAACTGATGAAATCATTGCGGCTTATGAAGAATCATATGAGGCGGCAAAAGGCAGCCTGATCGGGCAAAAAGATCTGTTCACCGAACTAGAAGAAGCTGAGGGAACTTCGATCGACGCTATGATTTCGGGCCTCGAATCACATATTGAAGCGTCACGAAATTATAGCGAGAATATCAAGACACTGACCGGGGATGCGCGCTATTCAACTGATGAAAATTTCCGCGCTATGGTCAACTACATCATTGCAGCCGGTGATGATATGGCGCCGGAACTGCAAGCGATTGTTGACGCGATGGCGAACGGGGATGATGACATTTCTCGCCTTGTTGATGATTTCGGTGAAATGTCACAGCTAGATGACGAACTAGCTGACGAAACAGCAAGGGCGGCAACTGTATCAGAATATGGCCTTGAGGATGTTGTTGACGCGCTCGACGGCGGCCTGGATGAAGCTGTTGATACAATTGCGGATGCCGAAAAGCCAATATCGACCGAGAGTGAAGCGGTTGGCGAAGCGGCACCGAAAAAAATCACGGAAGGCGTAAATAAGTCTAAACCCGCCATGGATCGGGCACTCAAGGGCTTACCGGCGGCGGTTTTGACGAACATAAACGCTATCAAGAATCAGGCATCTGCGGCGCAGGCGGCTGGCAACGTCATTCCGACAAGCGCGGCAACCGGAACGACAGCCGGGGCGCCCGTATTGGGCACAGCATTGGCGGCAATCCCGAACAAAGTCTCAACGACACTAACAACGGTCAGTAATATGCGAGGCACTGCGAGAAATGCCGGGAACGCGATCCCGACAAGTGCAGCCGCTGGAACCACCGCAGGCACACCGGCGCTGGGGACGGCACTGGCAGGGATGCAGAACAAATTCACGAGCACGCTGTCAGCAGTCAACGCCTTGAAGGGATCATCAACTGAGGCAGGCAAGACGTTCGTGAACAGCGGCGCCTCTGGTGTGACATCCAGCACGAACGGCAATTTGAACACGGCAACAAATAACATGGTTAGCCGTTTCAAAACCGGCCTGTCAAACGTGCTTGCACTGAAGGGTCAGGCACAACAGGCAGGTTCTACAGTTGGAAGCAGTACGGCAGCTGGAATGCAGGGCACTGTTGGAAGGGTTACAACTGCTTCTAACAGAATAAAGACAGCTGCAGAAAATCCGATTAAAGGTATGCAGAATAACACATATACATGGGGGGAACATGCTACAACCAACTTCGCAAATGGTTTGAGTTCCTCAACGGCTGTGAGCAGGGTCTCTAGCAAGGCAAGCGCTATTGCACAAATAGTGGCAAATAAGTTGAAACACACAACACCAAAAGAAGGTCCTTTGAAAGATGATGATGTGTGGGGCGAACATCTTGCGGAAAACTTTGCGAAAGGTATGGACAACGGTGCGCGGACAGTTGCGGCCGCGGCTGAAAATCTAGGTTTTGCCGCAGAGGCCGGAATGAGCGAGGCTGTGTCTATTGACCCGGCTGTCATTTCGGGCCGATCTGGATTGAGTGCCACCATTTCGCACATTATCGGCGGCGGAATCGATCCCGCTGCCATTTATGCGGCGGTTCGTGACGGCGCGGCGGCTGCGGAAACATCTGTTGTCATTGGCGAACGCGAATTCGCGCGAATTCTAAGGAATGCGGGGGTTGCATGGGCGTGAATGTATTATTGAAATATATTGCATCAAGCGGCAACGAATATAATTTGAAAACGAACGGCATCAAGACCAAAACAGCAAATTATCACACATGGAACTGGGGCGTTGACGGAACGGCGCTCCAGTTCGGTGCGCGTGTTGCAAATTTCACGCGTGAACCGGCTGTCTATACGACAGAACTGTGGTTTTCCGGATCTCATTTGGATGCCAAAGCAAAAATTGAAGCGCTGCATGAAGATTTTGAGCGCGATGTCAGGAACATGACACCGGGCCGTATTGTTTGGGGTGATTACTATATCGATTGTTATATCACTATGTCAAACACCCACCCGAACGAGAACAACACGCGGGCTTCGAATGAATTGAGTATTTATTGTCCATATCCGTTTTGGATCAAAGAAGAAACACGGTCGTTTTTTCCGCAAGATGCGCCGGAAGATCAGAATTTCTTAGATTATCCGTTTGACTATGAATATGATTTCTTTTACGGCAATCCAGGCATAGCTACATGGGCATTAGACTTTCCGTTTCCGTCTGAGTTCAAATTGACGGTCTATGGGCCTGCTGCCGATCCACGCATATTAATAAACGGTTACCCATACCAGTTTTTTGACACGCTGGAATCAACCGAACATGTTGTCATTGATTCGCGCAACAACAAAATCACAAAATACCTTGCAAACGGTCAGGCTATCAGCATTTTTGATCTGAGAAACAAAGCAGAATCAATATTTGAACAAATACCAGGCGGAACGCTGACGTTCAACTGGTCGGGTGCATTTGGTTTTGATTTGACAATTTACGAAGAACGGAGTGAACCGAGATGGACGGCCTAATTGTATCTGACGCCAACGGGAAAGAACTGCGGGAACTGCTGTTTACTTCCTATGATTTCGAGGTAGGAGAGGACGACAACAGTTTCAAAATTGTTTTCCGGCGCGGTGAATATGAGACTATCCCGAAGGGCGCGCGGATCTATTTGCCGGGCACAGAATTCGGCGGCCTGTTTCGGGAACTGGACACGAACACAGAACAAGACACGATTGCAGCGGGCGGTTTGACGTGGCGCGGAATGATGGCAAAGAAAATCATTGTTCCGGCATCCGGGCAAGATTACGCGACCGACACAGGCGAATTAAACGCCATTGTTAAACGACGGGTTGAGGCTGCCTTGCCCGGTCTGTTTATCGGATCGAACGAAAGCACAGGCGTGACCGTTTCCGGCTACCAGTACGAACGTTATTGTACACTCGAAGACGGCCTTAAAAAGCTGTTGAAATCGGTCGGCTATCGGTTGAATATTGAATACTCACAAACAGACAAGGCGGTTATTGTTTCCGCGGTGCCTATAGAGGACTATTCTGATGACTTGGAGTTTTCGTCTGATATGCGATTGAACTACCTGATGCACATGCAGGGGGATGGCGTCAACCATCTTATTTGTTTAGGCAACGGGGAGTTGAGAAACAGAACGGTTTATCACTTGTATGTGGATCAGAACGGCAACATTGGAACAACGCCATATTATACGGGAATCGACGAGATTGCCGCGGTTTATGATTATGCGGGCGCGGAATTGGTAGATCTAATTACACTGGGAACACAGCGACTGCAGGAATTGATGAATCAAAACACGTTCGAGATCAAAGTTGACCCCACAATGTCAATTGCTGTCGGTGACATCGTAGGCGGGCGCGACTATCTGTCTGGCATGACGATGACAGCGCCAATATCTGGCAAGATTGTCCGCTGGGCTGCCGGCTTTCGGTCAGTAGAGTATAAACTTGCGGATGACGTGACCGCAACGCTGTTTTCCAATGTTGCGAACACACTGCAGGCCGTAAAGAGTGCCAATTTGTTAAAAGCAAACGCCGAGGCGCTGAAGAAAAACGGGCTGAATCTTAAAGGAACTGTTGAATTTTCCGGGGAGGATCAATAAATGGATATTATAACAGGATACCGTGGGACGCCACATATTACATCAATGCAGGATCGTGCAAAGAATCAGGGCGTAATTGGTGAAGGGTCTTATATTCTTGATGTGGGTCAGCAGCTGGCGGCGGAAATTGTCAGCGCGAACGAGATCCGCGTGCGTGATGGAGTTTTGTCACATCAAGGGTGCGTTGCCAATATCGCGGCTGGGGCCTATGACAGCCTTGAAATCAGCAACGGCACACAGGGCATGCTGAGAACAGACCTGATTGTGGCAAGGTATACAAAAGATGCGGAAACCAATGTCGAGGACATCAGCCTTGTTGTGATCGAGGGTGAAGCGGC